TTTTAGCTTGGTGAGACCACGTTGAGCCAGATCTGGTGAAGATGTAGGCAGAACCAGCACCTGTGCCACCAGTATCTTCTGCAACTGCACTAACAATAGCCGTATTTCCGTCAGAAGAAATAGAAACAGACCAACCAAAGTTATCACTTGCTTGTGCATCACTGGCTTCTATCTTGGCTTGTTGGGACCATGTTGAGCCTGATCTAGTGAAGATATAAGCGGAGCCAGCATCACTAATATAAGTTGCTGTAGTATCTTCTGCAACTGCACCAACAATAGCCGTATTTCCGTCAGAAGAAATAGAAACAGAGTGACCAAAGTTATCACCCAGTTCTTTATCACTGGCTTCTATCCTGGCTTGTTGGGACCATGTTGAGCCTGATCTGGTGAAAACATAAGCAGCGCCACAATTACTTGCTGAATCGATATCTTTAAATCTCGAACCAACAATAGCTGTATTTCCGTCAGAAGAAATAGAGACAGACCAACCAAATTGATCACCTGCTGATATATCACTTGCCTGTATCTTAGCTTCTTGAGTGGCGTTGGACCAACTTGCAAAGGATAAGGTAAAACTATTAGCTCCAGATGTAGCTGTGTTAACACCGTCTGAGGCTGTAAAAGTTAATTCAAAAGTAGTAGCATTACTTGCATGAGGAGTTATAGTAAACACATTACTAGACTGAGTAATTGTAGTTCCATTTAGGCTTCCGCTTGTTACACTATACGAGTAAATAAGAGGAGTATCTTCTGGATCAGTAGCAGTAACTGTTATAACAGTAGTACTTCCATCTGTATTCAAAGTAAAAGGTGTAGTATTAGCACTAGCATCTTGTACTGCTGTAATAGAAGGACTAGTATTAACTAGAGTTACACTGTACCAACCTGAACCATTAGAGATATAATAAGTATTGGAAGATGAAATAAAAGCTTGTTGACCGGCAGTAAGCCCCGAAAGAGGTAAATCAGATATAGTATTATAAATTTTTAATACATCAACTGTTACACCCCTACTAGTCCTAAGCCAAGCAGATTTAGAAGTGCTATACATCCAGCTTGTATTTGCTAGAGTTACTTCTTGTCCGTCTACAGGACTATCTGGGAAATTGATTGCCATGATTTTATCCTTCCAGGGGTGCTGTGGGCGGGGTAAAGTTTGCGGTGTATCTTGCGAGACCTTTTGTAATACGGAAGTCTTGTAGATAACCATTTAGAAAGCCAGAATTACCACCATGATATTTTCCTATACTCCCAGCCGAATTTCCGACATAATTGAGTGAATCGGCATATGTTCCAATTGACGAGCCATTGACATAAAGAGTAGTTGTTCCGTTATTTTTTACTATGGCAAAGTGATACCACGTATATGCAGAGGGTACAACTCCAGAGGAAATACGATATGCACCATCAGTAATATATCTCCAGTCAGTTTGAATATCTAGTGCAGGATTTGTATTAGCACTAGCTCTAAAATCAAATACATATGTTCCAGTTGCTGTACTATTAAAGTAAACCCAACCTTCTATTGTCCAATCACCTGTACCTAGCGCATCGTGATTTACTGTTATTCTATCTCCGTTACCATCAAAATACATTGACTTAGTATCTGCAAACTTAACTTGATTAGTTGAGCCAGTAGTGTTTCCAACAAGTTTTAGATTAGTTCTTTGCGATTTATCTATGATCGAAGCATTTGTTCCAGAAATAAGAAATGAAGTATTTGTAATTGCTGTAAGAGGGGCAGTTGGTAGGGTGAAGTTGGAAGTGTAAACGGCGCTTCCTTTTACAAATCTTAAATCACTAATATATCCATTCCACCATGAAGTAGGAGAACCTCCTGTCGTACCGTTTCCATAAAAACCAATATGAGTATCATAACTATATGAACCAGTATAAAATGAATTGCCACTATACGTCCCAGCTTGACTGCCGTTAACATACATTATGTGTGATCCTGAAGTCCGAACAATGGCAACATGATTCCAAGAATTTAAACATAAAGGATTAGATGTTCCCGTAATTGCAACAGCACTTGTACTATAGGGCCCATAATACCATCCAAGTTGTCCGCTGGTGTTGGTAGCTAAAATCCATCCATCAGTAGTAGTACTGACTTGCCCCCACTGTGATACAATAGTTTGAGCGGCTCCCGTAAAACTAGTTGGATAAACCCAAGCCTCAATAGTAAAATCATCATTATTTTTAACAATGTTTGTATCAGCAGAAAGTGGTAATGAAAGTTTATCCCCACTTCCATCAAAATAAATAGACCTGCCATGATCTGCTGCTGAGTATTCTAAATTGTCGTAGGGAGTATCAACTAATGTATAAAAATTATTTATGTTACTACCTACAGATATAGTACAGTTACTTGTACTAGTATCAATTAATGGACCACCTGAAAATAACAACAAAACAGATCCGCTTTGTAGTTCTACTTTACTAGAACCTCCAGCGGCTGGAGCAACAGCAGCATTTCCAATTACATGGAAATCTCTAAAAATACCTTTACCACTTGGTGTGCCGGAAAGTGTAGAACTATCGAATCTGTGTTGACCAATCATAGCTGTCGTTACTCCAGTCCAATTTGCTGTAAAACTTGCTGAATAAACTTCGGTTCCATCAATATAAACTTTTCCAGTGTTCGCTGTAGCGTCATATGTAGCACATATATGATACCATTGATCTTGATTATAAGTTTCGGTATGCGTATAAATATTTTGAGCGGCACCGCCACCAGAAAAATCAAAAGCAAACTTAGTACTTGGATCTTGCATCATGCGAAACAAGCGACAATTAGTCCCCCAAGATTGACCAAATGATGCAATTGTTTGATAATTATCTAAACTTACACCAGTTGGTAGTTTATACCAAAATTCAAATGTCCATGATCCTGATATAGTAAATCCACTTGCTTCAAGTCTATCATTACCAATAACTCTAGTGGAATACCCACCATGTCTGTATGGACTAAATGTACCAGCATGAGCATCGCCGTATACTGTGATCGGGTGGTTGTTTGTTGAAGAATCCGTAATATCATTGTTATCACCAGTGCCAGTAGCAGTTGCTAATAAAGTAGTATATCTACTATTTGCAATTGTCACAATAAATTCTAGAGTTAAGTTTGTAGATGTACTTACTGCACCATTGACACCATCAGTTGCGTTTATGGTTAGTGAAAATGTTCCAGCATCAGCTTCTGTAGTACTAGGTGTAATAGTAAATACATTGTCTGCTTGACTTATTGTAGCAATACTACCAAGTCCAGAAGTGGAATATGTCCACGTAAGAGGAAACCCTTCAGGGTCTGTAGAAACTGCTGTGATTACAGTAGGTGTTCCGTCAGTTGCAAGTGAATAAGATCCAGCAACTCCAGTAATTGTACTAGGTGAGTCATTTTGTACTGTAGCAATCTTATACCAACCAGTACCAGAATATATATAAAGATTATTGTTTCCTGTTACAAATGCCTGATCTCCGCTAGACATGCCAGTGGCAGCTATTAGTGCTGCCATATCTGCATAAACAGTAGTACCGCTTGAAGAAGGAGTAGATTGAATATCGCCTGAATCATCAAAGGACAAAATTTGACCACTACTTGCCCTAGCTAACACACCTGCTAAATCTGCTAATCTTCTAACTCTTCCCATATTTTATTCCTTTATCCTAACTTTTTAATATCTAAAAATCCAAAGTCTGGATACATATCTGCATAAACAGGATTTGAACTTGTTCCCATCTGTAAGTATAATTTATTGTTTGCTTGAGTTGCATTTTCAAAAACATATAGCCCCGACACTTTAATTATCATATCATTATTTAATAAAGCACTTGTTGGAGGGACTAATAATTGTTCATCATAACTTCCCGCCCAATCACTACCTGATTCCCCATAAAGGTAAAAATCGTATTTTTTTAAATTACTAGAAGTATTATAAATTTTAAATTGAATTGAAGCACTAACTTCATATACTCCAGCCGGAAACTGAAATTCTCCATTAGAATTAACTGTTATGTTTATAAGTGTTGGATCATAAGTAGAATTATATGGAGTTAAATAAGTTGTCCCACTATTTGCGGATGTAGTTTCAGTCCAACTTCCAAAGTTCTTACCTACATTTTCACTATTTGCAACACCCGAAGGGGAAGGAGTACTTCCTCCACGATCAAAATAAAATCTTGTCCATTTAGTGCCTAATAAATTATTTATATCTGTTAAATTTGATACGTCACTAGTAAAAGGAGTAGCCATAGTCCACACTCCCTTTGTACTATTATAAGCATAGGTTACATTAGCTGAAGTATATGTATCTCCGTTACTAGGATTGTTTGGAAAATCGGCCATTATTTTATCCTTTTAGTGGGGCACTTGGGACAGTGAAGTTGCTGGTGTAGCGAGCTGTTCCAGCACTGACCCGTAGGTCTTGGATATATCCATTCCAATTGTAAATATAGTTATTATTGGGAGAAGAACCAATAATAAGACCTGACGGATTTGTTAATGAAAGACTATTTGAAACAGTTGTGCTATCTTGTGTACCATCAATGTAATAATAAATAGTCCCGCTTGATCTTGTACAAGCTACATGGACCCACTGATTTAATGGGATAGTTGAAGTTGATTGTATGTATGTCCCACTGTCGAGATATAGTATCAATTTGTTACCAGCGTTTCTCATAAAATTCCAATAACCACTTCCAGAAAAAGATCCGTAATTATCAACAGATCCCACTATTCCCGCATTACCCGTAGCAGTGCTATAAATCCACGCTTCAATAGTAAAATCATCACCAAGGTCAGAAACAGATGTAGTAAGAACACGATCTCCAGTCCCATCAAAATATATTGACTTAGTATTAGCAAACTTAACCTCAGTTGTAGAGCCAGTAGTGTTTCCGACAAGTTGTAGATTAGCGTTTTGAGACTTATCAATAATAGAAGCGTCTGTTCCTTTGATGTGTACTGCTGTGCCTGATGAAGATTGAGGAGTAGTAGGAACTGTTGGAGCAGAACCATCAATTACATCTGTACCTATTTTTATTGTGAGGTCTGCAATATTTCCAGATAAAAAATAAGTACTATTATAACCATTTCTTCCAATTATGGGTCTGCTAGGTGCTACTACAAAATTAAAGTTAGTGGAATATGTGCTGCCTACTTGTACCCCATTAGCATACATTTTTGTGTCGTTATTATACCTTTTTATAGTTACATAGACCCAAGTATTTAGAGGAATGGTAGAAGTATCTGCGATCATAATTATATTCGTGCCTGAAGCGTTTTTTGTAAACCAGTTAAGTGATCCAGATAAAAGAGACACATGCGGTGCTAAAAAGGTTCTATTGTAGCTACTACCGTTAAAGGTCTGCTCAGCCCAATCTATTAATAAACAATCACCTGAAGTTGGATAAACCCAAAAAGACACTTCAAAGTGGGACGCTCCTAAGGCAGAGACTTGGGGTAAAGTGAGAAAGTCAGTGGTCCCATTAAAATACACAGACCCACCGTGATCGCTTGCTGAGTATTCTAAGTTGTCGTAAGGGCCGAATGGTTTTGATGCAGGTTCTGGTCTTGTTGTGATACCAGAGGCCCTAGCCAGATACAGGCTTGTTGCGGTTCCGCTTTCATCAACAAAATAAGGTTTTGAACAAACAAGCAGTTTAGTATTACTATCTGACGTTAATCTTTCTGTAGGAGTTCCCGCTGTTCGTGCTGTATTTGAAAATCTAAAGTCAGCAATCTGACCATCAAAACCATAGTTATATTCGTACCAAGCACCTACAACTATACGTGATATTGCACCGATGTTTGTAGAAGAAGAAGCCGAAGCCTCCTGTGTACCATCAATATAAACAGCTGTAGTACCGCCAGTACGAATAACTTGAATAAAATGCCATTCACCATCACATGGAGTACTGGTTGTCGTAACAACAGTACTACCGTTTTCTTTAACATTTATATTTCCCGCATTATTGTGTTGTAAAGATATTCTATCATTAGAACCGCCGTTTGGTTTATCATTAAACTCACATAATCTAAAATTCGGATTCGTATTATACGTTGTTGGACTTCTGTGTTTAAACCAGCATTCTATGCTGTAATCATTTGTGCCTACATTAAAATCTGTACCAGTACTTTGTGCAACAATTGCTGCACCTACTGCTGTATCATCAACAGTTGAACCGCCTTCAAAGTCCCAAGAATACCCACCATGTCGATACGGACTAAACGTGCCTACATGAGCATCCCCATTAACTGTAATCGTGTGATTGTTTGTTGATGAATCAGTTATATTGTTGTTGTCTGATGTATCAGTAGCAGTTGCTAATAAAGTTGTATATTTACTGTTTGCTACAATAAGAATAAATTCTAATGTAAAACTTGATATACTAGTAGAAGTATTTACACCATCACTAACTGTAAAGGTTAAACTAAATGTGCCTGCATACGCTTCTGTAGTAGTAGGAGTAACTGTAAATACATTATCTGCTTGAGTAACAGTGGCTGTTGTACCCCCTCCATTAGTTAGTGATCCACTTGTAACAGCATAGTTGTAAGTTAGGGGAAATCCTTCAGGATCACTAGCTGTAACAGTAATAACAGTTGATGTTCCATCAGTAGCTAGGGTAAAGGGTGTAGTATTAGCACTAGCATCTTGCACCGAAGTAATATTAGGGTTAGTATTAACTAATGCTATACTATACCATCCTGAGCCATTAGAAATATATAAAGCATTAGAAGAAGTTACAAAAGCCTGAGTACCTGCAGCTACCCCACTTAAAGGAAGATCGCTAGTATTAGTATAAGTTGTAATAACTCCTCCAATTTTACCGCTAGTTAATATCTTTTCCCAAACACTTTTTGCACTATTATATTGCCAGGCGTTACCGCCTGCTGAAATCTGTTGTCCATTACTAGGATTGCTTGGAAAATCTATTGCCATTGTCTTATCCTTTTGATACCTTTGTAGGTATAGTATTTTATAAATTAACCTGCAAACGGTGCTATTGGTGGTGTAAAGTTTGCAGTGTATCTTGCGAGACCTTTGGTGAGGCGGAAGTCTTGAATGTAACCATCTAAACTAGCTGTCGCATCCAATGCGGTACCCCCTATAGCTTTTTCGCTATTGCTCCCAATTTGATGTGTAGTTGTCGTACTAATAACACTAGTGCCATCAACATAAACATTGTAGGTGCTGCTGTTACGCACTAAAGCAATATGATACCAAGTATTTAAAGATAATGTACTTCCTGCATCAACATTTATACCTGTGACGTTTGCACTAAATTTTAATCCTGTACTTACCCAATAAGTCAACTGCCAGTATGTTGTAGCACTAGCAACATCAATGTATAACTTAGTGTCGTTAGAGTGACTATTGAAATAAAACCAGCCTTCAATAGTAAAATCGCCTTGCCCATAAGATAAGTCATATAAAGAGTTGTTTGCATCGAGATTAATTCTATCTCCGTTACCATCAAAATACATTGACTTAGAACCAGCAAATTTAACTTCAGTTGTAGAGCCAGTAGTATTTCCAAAAAGTTTTAGGTTGTTAGTCTGAGATTTATCTATGATCGAAGCGTCAGTGCCTTTGAGGTGAAATAAAGCATTCGTAGACGAAGAAGGTGAAGTTGGGGGTGTAAAGTTTGAACTATATTGAACGGATGGTGTCCATTTCCAATCCGACAAATAACCATCGACATAACCATCTGCCCCTTGGTTGTAGGACCGTGTGCCAATATATAGTGGACCAGAGGGTAATCCACTGTTTGTCCAACCCCAAGTTGTACTACTTGCTGAATCGGTGCCTGACAAAGCTGTAAGAGTTTGGTCTTTACCATCAAGGTAAATCGACCAGCCCGCTGACGAACTATACTGAACAGCTAGATGATGCCATTGATTGACTTTTATACTATTTGCAGGAGTGGTTAAAACAACTCGGTTACCAGAGTTATAAACTTGCATCATTATTGAATTTACAGCAATAGTTGAAGTGTTTGATAAAGCAATGATGTTGCTTACATAATTACCGTTTATGGCTTGTTCGCCCTGTGCCAACAAATAAGCCTCGCCTGAATTTGATGTACGATAAAACCATCCTTCCACAGTCCAGTTAGACGTGTTGTCTAGATCCCAATCGGTGCTATCAGGTACTCTAAGCCAATCCCCATTCCCATCAAAGTACACAGACCCACCGTTGTCACTTGATGCGTATTCTTCGTAATCATAAGGGCCGAATGGTTTTGTTGAAGTATTACCGTTTACTGTAATTGTGTGATCGTTAGTTGATCCATCAGCAATGTATGGCAGGTGACAAGTGAGTAGGCTAGTATTGGTGATTGATGTGAGTCGTTCTGTTGGTGGAGTAAAAGTGGAAGTGTAGACGGCCGTACCTTTTACTATACGCACATCAGTTATAAACCCAGAAAAATAATTAGTGCCTGTGGCGATTTGTGCGCCGACTGCTAATGTATTTCCATGAGTTAAATCTCTGCTATTAGTAATAGTATCAACTACTGTACCATTTACAAATAATTTGGCTGATGTGCCTGATCTAGATACAGCGACATGATTCCAAGTATTTACAACTATATTTGAACTGCTAGGATCCTGTAAAAATACACCATCGCCTGGAGTATAAAATGCTAATGAGTTGCCAGTGCTTCTCCAATATAACTGAAAACTACCGTTATCTCCTGATACATAAGTATCAACTATTAGATGATTACCTGATAGTGCTGTTGGATAAATCCAAGCTTCAATTGTGAAATCACCAGTACCAAAGTCGAAACTTGTATTGGGAGGGGCTGTAATATAATCCCCAGTGCCATCAAAATAAGTACTATATCCACCATGCCGATAAGGGCTAAAAGTACCAGCATGAGCATCCCCATTAACCGTAACCGTGTGGTTGTTTGTTGATGAATCAGTTATGTTATTGTTGTCAGATGTATCAACTGCTGTTGCTAATAAAGTTGTGTATTTACTATTTGGTATAGTAAATTGTAAGGTAAACACATTAGCACTAGTAGAAGTGTTTACGCCGTCACTAACTGTAAATGTTAAGTTAAATGTGCCTCCATAATAAGCATTAGTAGTTGGAGTAATGGTAAACTGATTAGTATTAGCGCCAGTACCTTGTGCTACTGTTGCAGTAGTACCTCCTCCATTAGTTAGTGATCCACTTGTAACAGCGTAACTATAAGTTAGAGGTACTTCTTCAGGATCGCTAGCAGTTATTGTAATAACTGTAGCTGTCCCACTACTTGACAATACAAAAGGCGAAACTCCTCCATTAGCATCTTGTACTGAAGTAATATTTGGATTAGTATTTACCAAACCAATAGAATACCACCCACTACCAGTGTTAATATAAAGCCTATTTGTAGAACTAACATACGCTTGATCTCCTGCATCGTTACCCGATAAAGGCAAAAGATCAGGAGTAGCATAAACTACCACTCCTGATCCGCCTGAGCTAACATTTGATTGAACAGTATCTATTAAACTAGATAGTGTAGTATAGGTTGAATAATCATTAGAAGTTAAAGAGGTATAAGTTGCATAATCATTAGAAGAAGCTGTAACATCTAAAACATCTGTATCTCCGAAGTTTACTATTTTAACTTCATCTCCTGTAGATAAAGCTATCTCTACATTAGAACCATCAGAAGCAATAAAGTCAGATCTTAGTACTCCATTTACCCAAACATTAACTTTTCCTATTGAATAAGAAGCTAAACTTGGGGTACTATTAGCATTAAAAACTACATTTCCAGTACTTGTACTTGTATAGTCTGCAGAATAATAAGCAGTAGGATACCCTGGACCTGCAGGACCTCTAGCACCTACAGAGTTTGCCGGTACCCATTGAGAGCTAGTACCGTCATTATAGTAAATATAAGTAGTAAGAGATGATGGATCAAACCAAAGATCTCCGGAAGAAGGGTTAGAAGGTGCATTAGTACTAGTACTAGCACTAACTTGTACTGTAGACGTTATATCCCAGTAACCCGCAGTAGCGTTATATACATAAGTAGTATCATTTACACTAAATGAGTCTCCATTAGAAGGAGAGTCTGGAAAATTAACGGCCATTAATTATTTTCTTCCTTTAAAACCTTTCTTATTTTTTGAAAATTTATTATTATAAGGTTTTCTATGTTTTTGAGACCTAACAGGCTCTTTATCAGGATTATCTGCGTGCATCCATTTATAAATGCCCCAATCTTTTGCAAAATCTTCTAATTGTTTTAAATTATGTTTTTTAGCCACTTCCTAGTTCCCTACCAGTTTTTGTGGCTTTAGAGTGATTTTCATCGTAACTTTGTTCTGCAGTAATAGACAATAAGAATCTAGAAAATAAATCTTTAAGTTCTTCTGCTGTAGGAACTCTTCCAGAATCATATTCCATGCTCATTTCAATATCTGGTATTCTACCAGAAGAGTCTCTTTGCCAGTCATCGTGACTTGAGCTTACTGACATTCTTACATACATTTTAATCTCCAAATAATGCGTTAATTGTTTTTGGTCCTGCTATTCCATCAGGAGTAAGACCTTTACTTCTTTGAAAGGCCATTATAGCTGCTTTAGTTTTAGGACCGTTTATCCCATCAGCTTTTATTTTCAAAGCTGTTTGAATATGTATTAAAGTAGGTGTTGGGGCTGCAGAGGTAGTTTTTTTAGCGGCAGGAGGAGTTGCTTTTTTCTTAACCCCTAACACTTCTAAGGCGTGCTCATAGTGTTTTTTTCTATCTTCTAAACCAATGGTTCCACCATTAATAAGTTTAGTTATTTTTACAATATCTTTAGCATCCGCTGCTTTATTTATATTTCTAGAATTCCAATACCAACAAGCGCTTTCTAAAGCTCCTTCTTTTGTCTGAACATATTTAATTACTTGATCTGTGTCTTTGCCTATAGATTCTCCAAAGGCTGTATAGTTGTTACAACCTGTTAGTTGAATTATACCTCTACCTCTAAATCTCCAACCATCTCCAGTTTTTTCACTACCATTTCCCATTCTATTAGCATATACTACATTAGCAATAGCTTCTGGTTTTCTGGCATAGGCTTTAGAGGATCGATCTCTAAAGTATTTAGTAAATACAGCTTCTAAAGCTGCTGCACTATAGTTTAAATTTTCTTCTAGTACAGTAAAGTTTCTGCTCTCGTGAGCACATTGAGCTATAAAAGCCGCGATTCTTTCGGGGGTATCAATTTCATATTTAGGTAATATTTCTGTCATAGCTTTATGCCAAACAGAAACTTCATTATTTCCTTTACCTATAAGTTCATTTAACATTTCAACGGTAAAATTAAATTTCATAATATTCTCCTAGCTATTTAGAAGCTGCTATCTGCCTAATTAAATTAGTTTTTATTTTTTCTTTTCCTAAAGATAAAATATCTTTGTCATACTCTAATTTTAAAACAGCTTGATCTTCGAGTCTAGGATTTAATATATTAACTCTAAGATGTCGATATATAGATTTCCATACTGTGCCGTGAGGAGTTCCTGCTGATTTTCTTTTTAAATATTTACCCCAATATTGAGCAGCGTGCGCTACTTCATGTAAACAATGTAGAGCAATTTTATCTTCTGTATTTTTTGTATAAATGCTACCTATAATAGGACAATCTTTAAAAGAAGCATATTCATGCACTTTAGATACTTGACCTTTTTTTATATTTGTGGTAGCATTCATGGCGATGCTGACACCAGCACCGCCTTTATTTGAATACCATCCTCCTCTTGAAGAAGATCTGCGCTTAGACCAATCTAGTTTATAATAAGCTAATTCAAAGTCGTGAAAGTCTATCAACTTGCAGATCTCTTTAGAAGAGATATTTATATAGTATTTGGCAATATTTTCATATTGCTCGATTTTAGAATATTTCATTAATCTTTACTTTCGAACTCTATGATTTCTCCATTAGCGTCTCTAGTAAGAGTAATATATCCTTTTTTATTTAGAAAGAGTAAAGATTTATCTACTCCGTTCTCTAAGCCTTCCATGAAGCCTTTTTTATAAGAGTACCAGCAAGCTAAGACAAGCACACTCATATATAATACGTCTTTGAACTCAAATAAATTCAAAACTAAGCTCCTTGTTTTGCGTAAGAAGCTCCTGGCACTTTCCAACCGGCTTGCTGAGCAGGAACACGAATAAAAGGCTTATTAGTTTCATTCGTATTAGGATTAGGAATAGTTACCATAACTCGTTTTCCTTGACGCAAAGCTTTCATTTGGTTAATAATACGTTCGCCAGAAGAAAGATACGCATTACGCATATCTCTACGAATAGCCCCACTAACATTAGAGTGAATTCCCGCAGATACATTACCTTTAGATTTTCCACCTTTTCTTTTAGCCATCTTATGTTCCTTTTTTTAGATTACTATTAATAATATATTATTAAAGGCTAAATTGTCAATTATTTTTTTAAATAATCTAGTAAGGTATATCATACTAAAAGACAATTAGTTATCAATTTCTTGACATACTCTATTTCTTAAATCACTAGAACTAAATCGATGATCACGTTTATTAAAATACAACTCAATTCCACGATTACGACATTCATCTTTGCCGGTAAAGTCTTTTTGTCTATACTCTTCTCCTAATATTCTAACATCAATAGGATACATATTTATTATATCTAGTAAATCAGCTTCTGTACAGTAGATGATAACCTCGTCTACATATTTTACAGCTCCTAACTGTGCTTGTCTTTCAACTATAGTTTGAATAGGAGAATTTTTTTCTTTTCTATCTATAGAAGGGTCTACTTGTAAAGCAGCAATTAGCCAATCGCACTGAGACTTAGCCTCTCGTAACATCATTATATGTCCTGCATGTAATAAATCAAAAGTACTAGCAGTCAATCCTATTCTCATTTTTTCTTTCTTTTTTTCCATTCTCTTAGTCCACTAGGCCCTATGATTATTATTGAAACAAGTACGATAATAGGACTGATAAATATTATATCTTGTAGTATCATTAATCCTCTAGCTGCTCAATAGTATAATATTCCATTACTTCATTTACTTGAGTCTTAATCATACGCTCTGCTTCTTCAAAAGAAGAAGCAGAGAACTCTAAAGTTTTGCCTATTCTAGTATCTAAAACAGAATCAAAACCTAAAGAGTGAAGAGCATTAGTTACAGCAGATCCTGCATTATCTAATATTCCTTTGTGTAACATTATAATAGCTCTGAATCTCATTGTAAATTATCAACTTACAGGTAGTATAATATAATGAATTGCTAATACAAGAGCTACTGATGTACCTAATCCTACCATCATCTTACCAAAGTCTTTTGCCACAAGTGGAAACACTGATTTGGTTTTCTTCTTACCAAAGTAAGTAGCCATTGCAAGCTCACGACCTGCTAACAAGCCTACGAACACCCATGTTGTTGACATTGGAATGTCGTTCAGTTCCTTAAAGAAGTACAAGCACAACCAATAGAACAAGTCGATCAGTGTTGCACTACGCACATAACGTGTGTTGTGTTTCTCCAATACAATCTGTTGGATTCTACCACCACGTTCTCTAAACATAAAGAACAATCCTGCAACAAATACAACTGAAATCATAATCATAAGGTCTATTGGTACTTGACGTGGTAAGAATACCGCTATGTTTGCCATATCATGTGATAACCAAGTCCACCACAACCCACCAGTAGCAACCCACTGTGCAATTCGCCAGAACCGTTTATTATCTTCACTGACAGGTTGTGTCTCATCAAACCACTTGTTGGCATACTTATTAATTGCAAACCACACAGCATAAGCAAATGCAGCGGCAACACCATAACCCATAATAGATTTCATCAACATCTTCTCAAGAACAAATGTACTTGCAAATACTGATAGAACTAGAAATGAAGTTGATACTGGAACTCCAAGTCGAGTTAGCGCCACCAAAATTGCAGGAGCAGCAGCATGATACCACTGAACCTCTTGCCAGGGTATTTTATTTAATCGTCCGTATGAAATGTCTCCCCCATTTACACTCCAACCATACCATAGGGTAGCTAGTAGCACTGCCGATGCTGATCCCCATAAGATTTTGTAGTTGAATCGCTCATTGTTTGATGCCATCCATGTACCGAGCGTTTGTACTGAATCGTTTGCTATAACTGCATACGCAGCAAGTAAAAAGCCCACAAGACTCCATAGCGTGAGTAGTTCCATTTACCTCTCCTTAATAATAAAAAGTGTTAGTCACACCAAGAAATTTTTTTACCACCATCATAACTTTTGGCTAGTCCTTTTGCAATGATTAAATCTGCGTAAAGTTTACCGTCTAAATAAACATTAGATAAAACTCTACCCCCATACTTATCCCATTTTAAATCTTTAAACTCAATATTTTTAGCAGCCTTAAAAACAGAATTAGCAAACTCTCTTGCTTCTAAAGCTAATTCTTTTTCTTTATTGCAGTTTCCTTTTATTTCAGGAGTGTCTATTCCTAAAACTCTAATACTCATTTTTTGTAAGCTTTCCGGCAAAGATTCATATATAATATAACAAGTATCCCCATCGTAACAAACTCTATCTCTATATTCTCTCATTTTTATTTCAGAATATACAGGAGTACCAATAATAATTAATAACAAAGATAATAAAAATTTATACAACAATTCTATGCTCCTCTAAAGTAAGTCTATTTTTTCTAAACCACCAAGTAGTATTAGGATATACTTTAATATTATCTCCACAAGTATCTTTTACAGCTTTAGCTACTTCTTCGAAATCATAGTCATCTCCAGATATAATTCCTCCCATTTTTATTTTCGGATACCAATGTTCTATGTCATCTACTACATCGGCATAAGCATGGGAAGCATCTATCATTAAAAAAGAAATACTTCTATCTTCGTACTGAGAAGCGGCTTCTAAAGAAGTAGCCTTTATAGGATTAACGTAGTCTCTAACTTCTGCTGCTGTTAGATTATCTTCAAAGACTTTATAAAAATCTCCTCCATGTTGTTTGATAACTTCAAAGTGAGGTTCATCACTAAAATCTGATAACTCAAATATGTCTACAGCATGAAAATCAATTCGTTTACTGCTTTCTTTTATAAAAGTACCCATTGCAGCAGTAGACTGTCCTAAAAAACTTCCTAATTCTACAAATAAATCTCCATCTGCTGCATTAGCAACTATTTCTGAATAAAAATTTATATATCTAGAGTATCCAAATATTTTATGTCCTTTAATTTCAATATAGTGTCCTGACATTATAATTCCTTTATACTATTATTATACTTTACTGCTTCTTTTAAAATAGAAAAATCTATACCATAATGCTTCATTGAGTATAATAAAGCTGCTGTATCTTTGGGAAAGCAAGCTCCACCAAAACCCCTACCATCATCGCCAGGAACAGTGGTATGACTATCACCAATTCTAGGATCTTGCCTAAAAATATTAATTAATTCTTCAAAAGATATATTTAATTTTTTACAAACATCAAACATTTGATTAGCGTAAGCTACTTTTAGAGCCAGAAAAGAATTTCTAAAATATTTAGCTAATATGAGCGTTTCAATATCACTGTGCGTACTTATTTGTAAATGAGGCATTGCTTTATAAAAAATAGAAGACCAAAAATCAGTATTATCTCCTGCAAAATACATAATTTTCTGATTTTTAAAATCTTCTTTTGCGTTCTTAGCTGTTAAAAACTCTGGAGAAAAGGTTATAGATAATAAAGAGTATTTGTTTCTTAAAGATCTAAACCCTTCTAAGCTCATAGTTGATTTAATAAGTATAGGTATGTTATGATAACACTCACTTAATACTTTATCAATATAGCTTAAGTCACAGCTTCCATCTTCTTTCTCAGGGGTAGGAAGGCACAGTATGACTCCTTCTGCACTTTCAAAATCAAAAACTTTTTTATTATTTATTAAGGGGTCTGAAACATATATAGTGTACTCATGACTAAGGGCCGACATGACTGCCGACCCTACAAAACCTACACCACTCAAAACTAAAGAAGACATTACAAATCTCCTTCTTGTCTATTCTCACTATACCAAACATTAAAAGCGCCATCAGGGTAACGGGCTTCTAACTTATTTACATTTTCAGAAATTACCTCATTTGGATCTAAATTAAGAGCCCTACATGAATTAATCCAGTACCACATAATATCGCCCAATTCTCGTTTAGCGTGAAAAACTGTGTTTTCATCCAAAGGCTTTCCTTGAAAGATACATTTCTTAACGATTTCAGCAAACTCTCCTCCTTCACTAGCAATTCCTATAGCTCCTGTTAATAATAAAGAAGGATTTACTCCTTCCATATCGCTTATTGTTTCCATTCTTTTAACCATAGCTCCAAAAGCATTACTTTCGTTGCTGGTTACTTTTTCTACAAAATGTTTGTATTTGTTTAAATCGACGTTTTTCAATGTTACAACTTTCTAATAATTTAAAGGAGTTTATTTTATAACGAGAGCTCCTGATCGTTAAAGAGTTAGAATTTTAAAGTAGCAGAAATGCTGGGAGATAAATCTTCCGCATCAATGTCATAATTTAATTTAGGTTCGATAGCTAATCCTGATAAATCCATTGCGTAAGTAGCTCCAATATTACGCAACATTTCATCTTCATCTCCATTTACATAAACAGTAATGTCAGACATAGAAGCATCTATTTCATAAGCAATAGTTTCTGCTTCTTTACCATAGGTAACTACACCGCCATAAGAATCCATAGATATACGAGCACCTAGAGTCCAATTTTCAGAGTCTAGATCATAATCTACTGCGGCAGTTACAGCTAAAGGATCAATGCTTAATGAATGAGATAGAGCAATTGACTCTATTTCTGAAATATCATTTTTATAATCTTTAAATTCTAAAGAAGCAGATGTTGAGTCTAAAGAAATAATTAAGCTTTCATCCATAGACATATTAGCAATAGTATGCTCACCTTCTGCACCAACCCAAATATCTCCTTGTTTGCCTAAAGAAGCAGTTACGGGCCCAATAGTAGTTCCAATATTCCATTCGTCTAATGTAAAGTTAGATTCATCTACTGATTCAATGTTAAAACCTCCAAAAGCAAGTCCTTCAGTCTCAAAAGCTAACCCTAAAGTTGTAGTAGTTTTCCAAGCATCAGAAGAGCCTTCAGATACTCCTACTTCGACACTGCCAGATAAAGGATTGGCTAAAGCCGAAAAAGAAATACAGCTAATAGCTGTAGTTGTTAATAAAATTTGTGATAAACGATTCATAATAATCTTCCTTCTATACAGATTTAATCTGTTTTTAAATATTTTAATATATTTTTAGGAGAAGTTTCTTTGTAAGGATCTTCAAAAGATCTTACAAGAGTACGACCAGGTTCTTCTAGCAGTGCTTCTACTAACATATTATTTATAATTATAGTATATCTCCAAGATCTCATACCCATACCTAAGTGTTTTTTATCTACTAACATTCCCATTTTTTCAGTAAAAGCAGTAGTACTATCAGCTAAAAATTTTACTTTTTTTATGCCTAGAAATTCTCTCCAGCTTTTCATTACAAAAGAATCATTTACAGATAAACAATATACTTCTGATATGCCTAAAGAAACAATTTCATCATAAGCTTTTTCAAAATCAGGAAGCTGCTTAGTAGTACAAGTAGGAGTAAAAGCACCTGGAACAGAAAAAACAACCACTCTTTTATTCTTAAAAAAGTAGTTGTTAATTATATTAATGTTACCATCATTTGATATTTCTTGTAAAGTTACATTAGGAATTATTAGATTAGTATAAGACTTCATTATTATACTCTTTTCATAATATATAATTATAGGCAATTAGTCAAGTATAATTTTTTTCTTCTTTAGTCTTTCTTAGGATATATTCATGGTATCTTTCTTGAAAAGAATTATCCTGATGTACGGGAGCAGTATTGCTCATATAACTTTTCCAATATTTAGATCTATCATTAGTACTCATTCTAGTACTCTCATGCTCTTTTATTTTATGTACATAGTGTTTAATATCCATTTGTATCTCCTACTAACTTTTTTTAAAAATTATATTGAGATTATTGTAAACATCTTATTTTAATATAATAACACTATTTTAAGCATATGTTAAATTTTATTTTATAGAGTTTGTATGCAAAATAGCCCTCCTAGTAATTTATACTAGGAGGGCTATAGTCGCTCTTTGGAATAATTATCTATATAACCCCCTCAGATAATAGATAAAAACTCAACAAAGTACGACTTACTAATACAACTATTTCTCATAGTATAAAGTCCGGAACATACTAGAGAGCGTAGTTGTCACGCTAATTGGTAGCCGTGGCCGGACTCGAACCGGCACACCTATAGCGGCGAGGGATTTTAAGTCCCTTGTGTCTACCTATTCCACCACACGGCCATTTCGTTGTACGATATAAGATCCTTCTGGACTATCTATTGCTAATATTAATTCTTCCCACATTTCTGGAGTTATACTTAACAAATCCTCAACATGACCGTTTTCATCTACTTGAGTGATATATACAGCATCTTCATAAGTACTTACTACTAAGTCTGGAACAGAACCTGTATCATCTAAAATAGTAATAGTAATATCATCGTGTTCCATCTCTACTGTATACATAATAACTTTCTTTCTGGTAGGCCCAGAGGGACTCGAACCCCCAACCAAAGCGTTATGAGCGCTCTGCTCTAACCGATTGAGCTACAGGCCCTCTTTACTTTTTATAATCAGCTGGAGAGCTTCTGCAGAACTCTCCAGCCTATTTGCATCTCACGTGTGCAACAAACGACCTAATGTAGAGGGCCACATCTGCCTAGCACTAGGATTTTTCATGAATACATTACCACCTCTTTTCATGTGCCTATTTGGTGATCACGGAAGGACTCGAACCCTCAACCTACTGATTAGAAGTCAGTTGCTCTATCCAGTTGAGCTACGTGACCTTAATTCCTATATCTTTTAACATTTTAGAAGCTAATTTAGTATCTTCTATATGTTCAATAGGTAGGTTCTCGTCTGCCCAGACTCTCATTTGAGCTTTTAAATCTTCTACAGATTTTACGGTAAATTTAATTTCTTTTTTCATCATATAATTATATTACTATTAAAATAACTAACATGCAAGTTTAAATTTACTTTTTAATCTAGATTGATTGGTTCTTTCAACATAATCATCTATCCATTCTTCAATAGCGGGTACATCATACATATTAGCGTCTGAAAGAGGGTCTGTAAATACAAAAGTACCGTCAGCTCTGCTCATTACATTTGCTTCATGTAAGTCTAATCTACAAGCATCATCCGCGTAGGTAGAGCTCCAATCTTCATCAGGATTAAGACCTATAATATCCGCTAAGTCTATAATTTTATTTACTGCATTCTCTAGCTCTTCAGAAACCCAATCAGGTTTACTATCTCCTTTAACTGCCCAATCAAATACTTGTTCATACAGTTTTAACTGCTTATCTTTTAAAGGGTATAGCTTCTCTATTCTTACAGTGTAGAACTCATTATAATTATCTACGTACAAACTATGAAATTTTGGAAAATGAATATTTTTTAAATCTGAGATCTCTCTAAGATAATATAAGTAAGGGTCAAAAATATCTCCTCCTATTTTAATTACTTCATCATTGTTGTCAAAAGTTGCGGCATAACAGCCTGATCCTACGTAATTCATATTTTTTAGAGCATTTTTTAAAATTGTGTTAACAGTTGCCATACGCTTTCTTTCTATTAAAAAAAATAAAAAGGCGCCCAAACAGAACGCCTTTTCATCTACGAGCCATTTCCGAAATAATGGACTTATTCTTTCGCTTGTAGAGTAGCGGTTAAACCGTTTTCTTCGGATAGGATAGTTTAACTTAACCTTTAGTGATTTTCTTGTTTACTGGCATCACTTGACCAGCCCCTCATCTTAAACTATTGTTTAAAGAAGAGATAATAAATATCTAGTTTCAGAAGGAGAAGATACTTTAAATACTTTATCTTCTTTATTGTTTCTTGTTTCTATTGCTTGAGCTAATGTAAAATCATTACCTCCTTCTTGAGTATCATCACCAAAAAAGAAAATAGGAATATTATCAAAATATTTTATAATCTGACTTTTATCTTTTCCTTCTTGATAAATATCAAACCCTGTCATGCCTGCAACTTGAGCAGTAATTTTATACTTATCGCTAAACAGAGAATTAAATGTTGTTGCTAATTTTATTCTTTCGTTAGTTTTCTTATCGTATTCAGAATATAAAAATCTTTGTAATGTTGAAGCATTTCTTCCAACTATACTAAAATTTAACATACCCGGTCTCTTATCAAAATGAAAGCCTGTTTTATACTCAAAAGAACTATTATGTAATTGTTCAGTGAGCCAGTCCATTATTTCAGAAGGAATTTCTAATTCTTGCTTTAAAATTTCTTTTCCTTTATGCCATATTGAGTTTCCTGAGCAGTTAAAACTGTAAGATACAATATTTTCTAAAAACCAAGAATCTAATTGTTCTTCTGTTTTACCATAATCACTACCCGTAGCTAAATATATATTAAAGTTTGAAATTAATCCTGATATTTCTTCTAGAAAAAACTTATCAATTTTTTCTCTAGGCTCTGTCAGGGTTCCGTCCACATCAAATATTAAAGCAGTCATTCATTAACTATCCATAGATCTTCTAAGTATTGAGCAGTGAATCGTAAAGCTTTTTTAGCGTCTTTAAGAACTGCTTCGAACTCTGCGCTCTCTGAATCTTGACAATAGTAATACTCGTTTAAACAGTCTGACCAATAATTAACTTCTAGTTTCCAATCTTCTAAAGAAAAAGTCGAAGGCGACTCTTCACAATATTCGGCGTAGTTAGCTAATAGTCTAGATAATAAAATGCAGATAGTTTTATCTGTTGTCCAGGCATCTGGAATGTCTGTTATTATAGTACAGTCTGCATAGTCAGTATCTAGATTAGTAATATTAGCTAACATAATTTTCCTCTCTACAATATTCCGTCAATAAAAGATTCTACTTCTTTTAAAGCGTCTTGCATAGTGTAGGCAGACACAATTTTCCATTCTTTATCGGTGTCTAGCACTAAACTATCATACTCTAAATCTTCTAAAACTTGTACCATTAAACAATGTTTATGTTCTAGCTTATTTTTTTGTCTCGCAAAGCCCATACAATCGCATTGATAATGTCCTTTTGTACTTTTGTTAACTGTATAGACTTTAGGATCATCTTCCATATTAACAACTTCAAAATTACTATTACTTAGTTTTTTTACTGCGTACATATAGTTACCTCTTTATGTTATATTATATAATAACATTTAATAACTATTTATGCAACTATTATCCGCATTTTTCTGCTACGCAATAGAAACTATTGTTCAAGTCATGTCCTTTTGTGACAAAAGTATTTTTCCATATAGTTTGTTTACTTTTAAAGTATTTTATAAATTGAGAAGAAGAAAACATATGATAGTGCTTTCTATTATTCCAAGGATTCCAATATTTTTGACTCTTGTGCGGTAAGTACAAAAATAGAATTCCTCCTGTTTTTAATTTCGTATTCCAATAGTCTAAAGCTCCTACCCAGTCAGGTAAATGCTCTAAACAATGAGAAGAAAATATATAATCTACAGGAGTAGAAGGTAAAGAATAGGCATCCCAGGGGTCTTCTATATTAACATCAATTAAAATAGAATTAGGATAAGACCATTCTTTTTTCATACATCCAATATCATATCCTACTTTTCCAAAACCAATAATTTCTTCTGCAAAGGGTAATGCAAATCTAGCAGCATTGCCAGTAGCTTGGAAAGCGGGATATTTAGTATTTTCAAAGGTTATAGTATTCATCTAGACTTTAATATCTATTAGAGAGTTTCTATCCTTAAGCATTAAAGCAAACTTTTCTCGTAAGTAAGCTCTTTCTGCAAAAGTTTTATTTTGTATTTTAGAAATATATTCTTGCCACATAAACTGAGTTTCTTGATATTTTTTTAGTATAACTGCAGCACGAGTAGAAGGCTCAACTACTCTTCTTTCTTCAGTTCTTGGGGGTCTTATATTTTCAGCATTAGGAAAAGTATGTGCTGTAAAAGGCATATTTTTAGAGTTTCCTTGAACAGACTTATCTCCTTCATTCATGGGCATACTTGAATTTCCTTGAAGCATTTGAGGGGTTTTAATTATTGAAGTTTCCAAATTAATTATCTCCTATTCTAACATCAATTCTTGGAAAAAAGTTAGAATCATAAAAAGTATAAAATTTAGAATAATCGTTGTTAGCATAAAATTTTATAAATATACTATTACCATAACCTAAGTGCCATTGACACACATCGTATCTAAAGTTACAATTCTCAGAACACCAGGTTAATATTTTTTTCATATTCGGATGTTCTAAGTTTACAAACTTAAGTATCTGGTATTTTACAGGGCTAGAGTGAGATTTTTCTTTATTAAAAGACTTAGTGTATTTATGAGTTCTGGTAAATTCTAGAAGTTCAATTTCAGAAAAATGTTTTTTTATCATTTAGCACTCATTAATTAGTGGGAGGGCCTTGTAAGACCCTCCTCGATTTTACTTATCTAGAAGTTATCGCAATAACTTTAGGTTTTTTAGTTTCAGGAATTAATCTTTCTAAAACTACTGTAAGAAGCCCATTATTCATAGAAGCCTCTTTTACCTCTATATCGTCTGCTAAAGTAAACTTTCTTGTAAAGCCTCTATTAGCAATTCCTCTATAAATCCAAGACTCTGAACTGTTATCAGAAGTTTCTGGCTTATAAGATATAGAAAGAATATTATCAGTAACTAGCATCTCAATATCTTCTTTAGAAACTCCCGCAAGAGCAATTTCAATTGTATATTGATTATCTACATGAGTAATATTATAAGGAGGATACCCAGTACTTTGAGCATGGCTGTCTAAATACTTATTCATTTGATCGAAAAGACGATCAAATCCTACAGCGTAAGGGGTAAATTTATTAATATCTAGTAAAGAAGTATTTCTCATATTCATTTTGAAACTCCTTTAACTAAAGATTGTATAGAGTTATTTAAAGACTCTGTAAAAGATTCTCCAGCTTTTACTACAGACTTAGCAAAGTCTGTTTGTGCATCTATAAAAGAATGCAAGGGTTCAGCTAAACTTTCTTCTTTTATTAAAGTGTCCACGCAGTATTTTTTAGTATTTTGAAGGGTATCAATTCCCCAATTTGTAATATATGAACTCATCATATTTTTTCTCCTTTTTAAAAGCAAGATTTATGAATACAATCGAATATTTTCGCATTGTATTTTCATAAGTAGTTTCTAATAACTCATAAGACATTATTAGAAACTATAGTAAATATATCAAATAATTAAGAGTATGTAAATAAAAAAGTTAAATTAAACTTCTTCTTTGGGATCAAATTCTTCGTCTTTCTTCCAAATGTCTGGGTCTCCCATACTCTCTACTTTAGTAGTAGTAGTTTTAGCTGCTGATAGTGTAGCTTTTTTAATAGGAGGAGCTACAGCAGCTATTTTAGCTGCTTCTGCTGCTATATCTGCAGCTTCTTTATCTGCATGCCATCTGTCCATTAAGCTTTTTGTTAATGACTCATTTGCATCGTTAGCTTTAAGTACTTTTTTTGCTTGCTCTGCAGTAGTTAAATTCTTAATTAAATCATACATAGTATTCATCCTTTTATATTAGTCTTCAGTAAAGTTTCTTTCTTTTCTAATAAAATGCCTGCTAACAGTGCCGTCTTCAAATTGTAAATATCCTTGAGCTATGTCATTATATTCTTCTAGCAGTTCATTACCATGATAATAGTCTTCTAGGGTTAAGTCAAGAAAAGATTGTTTAGATTTACTGTCGCTTTGAAATGCAGTTAGAGTTGCATGATTTTGCTCTGCAAATTCTTTAGCTTCTTTTTTGGTTAGTCCTGAGTCCTCAAACCTTATTATCATTTTCGGCATTTAAAGTCTCCTCTACAAAAGATATTGTATCTAATAAGTGCTTATACCCAATATCAAGAAGATCAAGACCTGGATGATAATTTTTATGTACTCTAAAAATTACTGCTGTAGCTATAAAAGATAAAGCTTCTAAATCTTTTAAAGTTTGAGGATTTTCATTAGGGGAATATCCTAATTCTTCTAAAGTCATTAGTGTTTCATAAAATATATCTTTACTTATTAGTTTAGCATCATCTATGTCAGTTTCTTCGTCTTCATATTGTTTTTTAAGTTGTTGTGTTCTTTCTAAGAAATCAATAACTTCTGCCATAAGTTAGTTCTCCTCTCAAGATGTACTTTTTATTTTTCCAGTAGTTTATAATAGGAATATTATACTGCCTAGCTTTAGCTACTTTAGAAGTTTCTTCTCCAGAGCTAATTAAATAGTCTACATCTTTAGTTACTCTATCTTTTAAAACAATATTAAATTCTTGTAAGTGGTCTGCTAAATCTTGTTTAGTCATATCTAATTTACCAGATACAGCCACAGATATAGCATTAATAGACTCTTCAACAAAAGTTGAAGCATTTAAAGAGTAGGGTAAGTCTTTTACCCATTCTTCATTTATGTCTAACCATGCTAATATATTATCTACAGTTTTAGGGCCTATACCATTAATACTTTCGTATTCAATATCTCTTAATCTATCAAAAGAAGGTATTTTTTGAATAATTTTTTTAGCCGTATTCTTACCCACTCCTGGAATACCTAATGCTCCTAGTACGGAAGAATATTCTTTAGGTCTAGAAAGCTCCTCTAAAACTTTCTCACCATTTTTACCCATATCTTCCCAAGGAATTTCTTCTTTAAACAAGTCATTAGGATGTGTTAAATTTAATTTTTGAATCCAAGCAGGACCTAGGCCTTTAATACCAAGTTGTTTTACAAAGTACTCTACAGACTTATTACCATCTTTTTCAGAAGTAAAAAGCTTAGGACCCTCTCTGTATAGTTTTAGTCCTAGTTTTTTCTCTGCGTCTGAGACACAAAATCGAGCAAATTTAGACTTAGAAAGAACTTTTACAAACTGAGGAGTAATTTGTCTTTCTATTAGAATTTCATCACCAAGACCTAAATCGTGCTGTTCTATAAATTCTATGTTATGTAAAATAACTCTAGAAATAGTAGCATCATCTATGTTTACAGGTTCTACAACTGCAACAGGAGTTACAACCCCTGTTCTACCTATACTCCAAAAAATATCTTGAATAGTAGTAACAGCTGTCATAGCTCCTCTAATTTTTAGAGCTACAGCGTATCTAGGATATTTTGAAGTAGTACCTAATAGTCTTTCTCTTTTGTAAGAGTTAACTCGATACACTACTCCATCACTGGGATAAGCAGAACAGTCCCAGTTAAAAGGAGAAACAAATCCAAAATTATGAGAATTTTTAACTCTCTCAGTATAGTCTTCTTCTACTCCTGCTACATCATGAACAATGAATCTTAGTTCTCTGTCTATAATTTCTTCTGCATTTTTTATACCAAGAGAGCCGCTTACAAAATTTCTAAAGTTTTGTACATTCTCTTTATCAGTAACTACTTCTCCAATAAAAGTAACAATCTTATTTAAAGGAGAGATAGAAAAAGGAATAGAAGCAATATAATCTACTAAATGAGTTACATTCTCTCCAAATTCTCCATCGCCTCTAGTAAGAGCATGTAACAACTTACCTTCTTTATCATATGTAACAGATAAGTTAGTACCATCTATTTTTATAGTTTCAACAATAAATTCAGAATCTATTTCTTCTTTTTCATACACTTTTTTTAAAGAGTACAAAGGGTATGGATGTTTAACTTTACCTTTTGCGCTTCCTACTTTCACAGTAGGGCTTGAGGAATCAGACCAACCTTGTTTATCCTCTAAAGCTTTTAGCCTATCATAAAGTTGGTCATACTCTTCATCTGATATAATAGGGCTGCTATTATCATAATATAGCTTTGCATGATGTTTGACTGTTTCTAAAAGGGAGTTATAATCTTGTTTCATTGTTGCCTTTCTTATACATATAATATATAGTAATTATGATTAATTGTCAAGGTAATTTATTTAATTCTTCTCCTAAAGAGGTTAGAAGGCTAAAGACATCAGTACTAAGAACTAATAAGTGTTGTACTCCTATAAGAGATATACCAAGACAAATAACTAACATACCTGTTTTTACATAAATATTCATCCGCTTATATATCCTTCTTTAGGTCTATACCAAGTTTTTTGTTGATGAATTCTACCTAATAATTCTTGAATTTCTATCATTTCTTCTTTTAGTTTATCCGAGGTTTCTCCTTGAGCAATAGCTAGCCCTCTACGTCCAGCTTTTGCTCGTAGAGCTTGTTCTATTATTTCAATGTCTCTTATGCCTAAGTCAAATTTTTTAGTATACACCGTATTAACCTTTTTTAGTTAGATAATCTCTGAAATCAAAATTATTAGTATCTAAAAATTCTGTAAACTCAGCAGAGTCTTCCCACTCTAATGAGTAACCTAAATACGATTCCATATCTTTTTTATCTGATTTTGCAACAGGGTGTTTTAAAACTAAAGATTCTTTCTTGGGGTTGTTTACTTCTTTATAAACTTCTTCCCACGACATAGAATATGCTTTTTCTTTACCTATTCTTTCAGAAAGTTTTTCTCTAAGTTTAAGTTTTTCTCTAAGGTTAAGTTTATCTTTTAACGAGTCTGTAGCTGTAGTATTAATTTTAGGCTCAGAAATTTCTAACGTATAAGGTTCTTCATTCTCTGTTACATAATGATAGGTGAGAGGTTCTTCTTCTTTAGGATGTTGAGAATCAGCCCAATAGTAAATGCCACTAGTTACTTTCGAAGTAAAACTAAAAATAGCTACTAGAGGCAGAATTACAAAAAATATTAAAATAAAAGCAGTAAATATGTTTTCCATAATATTATATTATATAATTTTAAAGGTTTAAGCAATAATTAAATATAGTTAGATTGTTTTTAAGTATTGATCTAATTCTCTGTAACCTCCTATAGCAATCCCATCTATTTCTATTTGAGGAAGGGTCTTAGCTTCTGGAAATTTTTTTAATAACTCTTCTTTAGTATAGTCTTTATCTAATACAAATTCTTTATACTCTAAATTTTTGATAGATAGAATATTTTTAGCGCGTACACAATAATTGCAGTTATTTTTTGAATAAATAATTATATTTTTCATCTTACTCCAATCAATGAGAATTGAGAGATAGTATACCTACCTTTGTTTTTACCTGTTACGTCTTTCATTTTTACCTCAGTTACTTGATGTTGCATATAAGAAGGAAATACTACTGCTCTATTAGGTAAACACTCTATAAATCCTGCAGTAGTGTTATCTCTATTTAGCAAAATTAAATCTCCTCCTTCAAAAGATTTTGGTACATCATATAGCCAAGTAAGCATAGTAATTGTAGCTGCATCAGAGTGGGCCTCATAATAACTAGCTTCTTCATAATAACTTATTAAACAATCATGAGCATTGCAATTAGAAAGATATGAGTAAATATTATCTTCCTTTTCTAACATTTCAAAAACATCTGGGCGATAAAGATTGATAGAGGAGCTTCCTATAAAACTCGTATTAAAATTTGAAAAAACATCACAAATAAAAGCAGCCCTATTATTTTTTAAAGGATTTCCCTCTTTATCCTTTGCAGTTCCTGACTTTTCTGGTTCTAAAAGGTAAGGAGTCATAAATTTACATTCTTCTAAAGCCCTATCATATTCTTCGGGAGAATACCAGTTGTCCATAACTAAAGCATAATTACAATCTACTTTTATTTTTTCTACTATTTTCATTTTTTACTTTCTCTATGTATAAATTTTATATCACAATACTTACATACTACAAACCCTTTAAAAGGTACTCTGTAATAAGTAATAGGATGATCGTTGTTATCTCCAGAACATTTTATAATATCTTCATCTGTATATTCTATACGTTCTTCGTATCCTTCAACTCTATTCATTTTTTAAAATACCTTCAATAAGTTTTTTAGCAGTTTGAATAGAGTTTATATACTCTTCATTTATGTAAATTATTGGAAGAGTAAAAAAATTTCTCTTGTATAAAGATTCTACTTCTTCTATGGTAACATCATGTCTAATTTGAGGCCAGTTTGTATCTTTTACTACATAGTTTTTAAAATCTAAGTTTTTTTGCTTACAATATAAGACAAAATCATTAGAAGCTATGCAGCTAGGGAGAGAATATACTTTTAATTTTAACATTTTGCATTAAAGTCTCGATAAGATATTTTATTATTAAAAATTTCTACTTCTTGATATAGAGGTAAATAAGCATTAAAAGTTTTGTCCCAAGATAAAAGATTTAAATAGTTACAAAAATCTTTATTTCCGTCAGGAAGCATTTTTATGTTTTTTATATTTAAATCAGAGGCCCATTGATTCATAACGAAAGAATCATTTACACAACAACAATAGACATTATCATAATCATAATTCTTTACTTTAGAATCATAAGATAAAATAGTATCATTATCTATATAGGCTCCTTTTAAAAAAATAATCAAACTTTTATTATTATTAAATAGGTCATAAGCTGTAGGAGTCAACCAACTACCTGCTCTTCGCATATAAAAAGTAATATTACTGCTTTTTTCTAATAACAAGGGTTTCTTCATGCACATAATCTCTGCCAGAAAAAAAAGAATATGTTTCTATTTTATTAGAAAACTCTTCTAAAAGATCTAAATCTAAAGAAGAAGTAATAATAAGACCTCCAGGCTTGGCCTCTTTCAATGCGAGTTTAAAACATTCTTCTTTATGTAGGTCTTCACTTATAGTTAAAACATCAAAAATACAAGAAGGATATTTTTTTATACTATTTACATAATCTTATTTATCATAAGTTATTTTTATATTATTTATGTTTTTAAATGACATAAACTCTTTTATCACATTAAAAGACACTAAATTAGGCTCTACTAAACATAAAGAATATGCTCTTCGTGCTAACCAGAAGGTAGAGTCGTTTTGTCCCCAGCTATAAATTAATTTATCTGAGTCTTGTAAATGATCTATAATTAGTTGTTCTACTTCTGAAGGATAAACAGAATAATTATAGGTTTTTTCATTTATTTTCTTCATTAAGTACTTTCCTTCGCTCAATATCTGATTCTATACAAGTATTTCCATATTGTACTTCAAGTATGTGAGCGTCAGAACTACCAGTATTAGTAGTTAAGTGCCAAGTATTAGAAGGTATTATAAAACTAGTATTTTCTTCTAATATTTGAATCTGCCATTGACCATTAGGGTATTCTAGTTCTATTTGCACAGAACCTTCTAAAATATACCAATGTTCTGATCTGTGTAAGTGTTTTTGGTCTGATAAGTTACATCCTGGCTTGATAACAAGTTCTTTTATTTTTTGACCTATTCTAGGTTGTTTGTCATCTAATACTCTCCAGTAGCCCCAATCTCTAATTGTTTTATCAGTTTTCCAATTATCTAATATCCAGGAAGAGCTATTAAGTTTATTATCTCCTCCTACTCCCCACTTAAATTTGACCCAAGGAGTTTTACCATAGATTTTTTCTTCAGGAGTATTTCCTTGCTTTCTATCTCCTCCATTGGCAAAAATAATACTATTATCATGGGTCATGTTTAAGGTTTTGTGTATAGCATTATTAGCAGTATCGTCATCATCATTAAAACTAATTACTCTACTTACAAAACTTAAATTTTCTAAGATTTCTTTTCTTTCCTCCCAAGACATAAACGGTCTACCTTTTTTTCTAGACAACCATTTATCACTGTTAAGGCCTACTACTAAATTAGTTCCTAATTTTTTAGCTGCTTTTAGATATGCTATATGCCCAGAGTGTAAAGGATCAAACCCTCCAGTAACTAATACTATGTCAGACATAAATTATCCTTTACAAATATCTAGTATATTTCTAATTTGCATTTCTTTTTCATCAAGTTGTTCTTGATTTTGTTTATGCAGTACTGCAGCAGCCGCCCTAACAGCAGTAGATTGTAACCCATATTCGTCTTTTAGATGTTTTACTCTTTTATTTATTTCTTCTCTAGAACTTTCTATAGCTCCTAAAAAAGACACAATAATATCTATTTGCTCTGCTACATCTTCTGGATCAATAGCTTTAATAACTTTAATTGTTTCATCGCTTTTAGGCATAATTTTTTCCTTATTTTGCAGGTTTATACACTATTCTCGCTAGTTTAAAAAGAAAAATACCTATTTTTCTTCTAATTCTATGAGATAACTTATTATTTTTAGTATTTATAAAAGAAATTAGTTCTCCTATAAACATTCTAACATCTAAAAGAGTTACATTACTATCTATGTATATATAAACATATTTACCTTTTATAATAGGTTTATATTTTTTAGTTTTTATATATTTAAACATAGTTATCAAGTTGTCAGGAGCATGTATTTTTAAATGAGTCCAACTTTCTCCAGACAGCTGCTCTATTTGAAATTTTCCTAGCTTTTCTAAATTTCGTACCAAATTTCTAGCAACTATTTCTCGATCTATGTCTTTAGGTTCTTCTATATTTCTAAATATATACTTACTCATAGAACGGTCCTTAAAGATCATTATCATGAATATAGAGTTGAAGTAGCGCATAATGAAGAATCTTCATTAAATCTTTTCTAGCATCTTCTGCAGTACCTTTTTTTCCATATCTATTAGAATATTTATCTATACTGCCCATACAAAAACCAGTTCCGTGTCCTCTACTCATAATAACTTCTGTAGATTGAAAACCTCCATTAGAATAATGTTGGTCATAAGTAGAATCTACATAGTTTCTAAATTCTTCTATATATAAGTCTTCATTAAATCTATAGTCAATCATTATAATGCAACAACTAGGGGTTCCCCTGCTAGTTCCTCTTCTTCTTTAATAAAATTGTAAAAACCAAGCACTGCAACTTCTTTGTGTTTTGCTTCAATATCAAAGTCTGCATATTGAAGCATAGGGACATGATTAGCCATTAGTTCTTCATCCCAAAAAACTTCGGAGTGCGCATTTGGTTTCATCCAATAATCTGGATTTTCAATAGGAAAAGATTGAGAAACGTGAAACAAAGGCCTAACTCCTTTCCAAGATTTTACTGCTTCAATAAAATATTCGTGAGTATAAGTAATATGTTCTATTTCTCTTACTTTTCTATTAACTGTCTTATCGCCTAAAAATACTTTTTCAGTTTCTTTCATTCTGTGGCAAGCATAGTGGTGTGTGTCAAGACAACATCTAATAGGAATTATTTTAGATAATTCAATAGTGTGTTCAATATCGTATCCGTTTGGCTTATCTTCATTTTCTACTGTTAAACACTGTTGTGCATAGTCAGAAAGATAGGGAAAGTTAGTTGCAAACCGTTTAATACCGTCTGAGTGTTTTCCTCCATAAAGACCTTGTAAATGAATATTCATTACAAAATCTTTAGCAGGAAGATTCATTAAACTTCCGTACAATGCATGATATTCTAAATCTTTAATAGAATTTTCAACTACTTCTGCTTTGTTAGAGGCTAATACTGTATATTGACCTGGGTGAACACTTAGACGTACTTCATGCTCTTTAGCTAAATTACCACATTCTTGTAAGATTGCACATATATCATCCCAAATTTCTTCATACCAAGGCTTAGTAAAATCTAAAGTATAACAAGGAAACAACTCAGAAGAAATTCTCCAAGCTCTTAAGTTTTTAGGTTGGGTAGGAAAATAATTTTTTAATACAGATAAAAGCTGCATACAGTTAAATATAGCTTTTTGTTGTACTCTTTCTTTACCCCCTTCTTTAAGAGCGTAGGTTTTAGTAGTAGTTCCAAAGTTATAAGCTTTAGCTTTGTTTTTATCGTGAAATTGACAACACTGAGCAATTCGCCAATCTTGGCTAGTTTGATTAAAGTATTCCATAGTTTTTCCTATATAATTATACTTTATATTACTAAATAAGTAAGTATATGTCAAACTAATTGTGTCATTGAGAATCTCCAGGAGACACTCTATAATTGTCTTCTACGCTATCAGGAGTACTAACTTCTAATATAGTTCCTTCTTTTATACATTCTAGTTGGTGAGGACTACAAGGTTCATTATGCCAAGTATCTCCTTGTTTTAAATGGTTACTTATCTTAGAAGCATCAAAAGTATTTAACCAGTGAACAATAAACTCTCCTTCTAAAACATACCAACTTTCTTCTTTCTCTTTATGAAAGTGCATAGAAAACTTTGCACCCTCATTAAATTTCATTAATTTACCGCAGTACTTATCGTTAGTAGCCCAAATAAGTTCGTGCCCCCATCCTTTTTTTACAAAACCTTCAAGTCTCATTTAATGCTCTTTCTATGTCTGTTTTAGTTATTACATATGTTCCAAAATGTTCTACAGAATAAGAAGCTAATTTATTAGCTAAGTCTATAGAATCGTGAACAGATTTATAAGTGTTAAAAATAGCTAAGGCAGCTAAAAATACGTCTCCTGCTCCTGTAACATCGTGTACTTGTACAGACTTAGGTTTTGAATGAACTCCTTCACAAAAAGATCCTTCAGAGCCTAGAGTTACTATTTTAGTAGCTGTTATAGGCAAATTATAGCTTTGATTATCTTCTTCTTCATTTATTTTTATAATAGAAAAAGGAAAACAACTTAAATCTTCTTTTTTACTATCTACATATACTTTATATTTAAATTTTTCACAAATTATTTTAGCAGCTTCTGGAGAGATTAACCCTTTACAGTAGTCAGAAATAATTACAGCATCAAAATCATTATTATTTATAACCTCTAATTGTTCTTCAGTTAAATGAGCTACTGAATCGTTTATATCTTCTCTTAATAATTGTTGATTTGATTTATTATCTATAAAACGTCTTTTAATTATAGTATCAGTATTAGTTAATAAAGTTATAGAATTGTTTCCGCAAAAAGATTCTACGTTATTTCTAACATTAGCAGCCATTCCTTCTACGCTAAAACTAGAAGAATAGTTTATTATAGGTACGGGAGCTTCTGGCGATATTCTTTTAACACTGCCTAGTCTGTACTCATCTTTACAAGACTCGCCTATTATTAATATTTTTAATGACGTCAGTTGTTGAGTATCTAATGTCTCTCTCATAAAATATAACTTTCTTTACAAAATCTTCACCTACAATATTTTTATGTTTATATTCTTCTCCTATGACTAGTAAATCCGCATTAAAAGCTTCGAATATAGAACATAATTCTTCATCAGAATCAAAAGGTAAAACTGCTGATACGGGCTTTAAAGCACTTACAATTTTAGCGCGTACTGCTAAACTATTTATAGGCCTATCAGTGCCCTTATTTTGTTTAACTCTTTCATCAGTATCTAAGCATACAATTAATCTGTCTCCTAAACTAGAAGCATAATTAAGTAAATCTATATGTCCTGGGTGTAATATATCATAGCACCCATTAGTGAAAACTGTTATCAATAAAAAACCCGTAAGATTTATAATTTATAGTTAATTCAGTATTGATTACTATAGTTTATAAATCTTACGGGTTTTTTATTGAAACAGTTTTCACTAATGGGTGCTATGATA